TTACCTGCTATTGATGTAAATCACGTTCTCCTCTTGTGCCATATTTGTGACATTGCGATTTAAAATCGCGTCAATTTTGCTCGCGTGCTCACTCAGATGACCTGTCGACAGGTGAGCGTATCGCTGTACCATTTCCAGAGTTTCCCACCCGCCCATTTCCTTCAGCGCCAGCAATGAAACGCCTGACTGAACCAGCCAACTGGCCCAGGTGTGTCGGAGGTCATGGAATCGGAAGTTGCTTATGCCTGCACGCTTAAGTGCTCCCTTCCATGCCTTGTTGCTGTCCGTTCGCATTTTCCTCACTGCTGCCGTCTTTGTTCCGTCATTGCGGTAAGCTGGAGTGGTGTGCACGAAAACCCATCGCTTATGTTTTCCCTGCTGTTTTGCGATTATCTGGCATGCCGTCTCGTTCAGTGGTACGCCAATTGCATTCCCCGCTTTTGTTTCATCCGGATGCATCCATGCCATCTTTTTATCCAGATCGACCTGTGACCATTCAAGATTGGTGACATTCGATCTGCGCAGGCCAGTAGTAATGGCGAAAACCACGACCGGGAAGAAGTGGGGCGCTATCTCTGCGAAAAGTCGCTTTGATTCTTCCTCTGTGAGCCAGCGTATTCGACCGTTCTTCACGCGAGGCGTGGATATCTTCGGTGCTTTATCCAGCCAGTGCCATTCAACCGCCATATTGAGGATCGCCCTCAGTATGGCCAGGTGACGGGTGCGGGTTCCTTTGGCTGCCAGTTTTTCTGTATACTCCGGCACAGGCTTCCCTAGCCTGACGCACCTGTCACGGGTCATTTCCCAGTTAAGCCGGTGGCGGCGGTTTTCCATCCCGTCAACCGCCTCCATTATTTTTGCTGCCGAGATGTCAGATAAGAGCCACCCGCCAAAGTGCATCATCCAGAAACTGATAATGCTCTTGTCGTCGTCCAGGCTTTTCTTTTCCTCCTTCTCCCTGATCCACCTGACACAGGCCTCATCAAACGTTTTTTTAGGTGCGTCACCCATCTTATCGACGCGCCATGCTTCCGCCTTCAGACTATCGTGAAGCTCCTGCGCCTGCCTTTTGTCCGTTGTTTCAAGAGAGCGTCTAATTCTGCTGCCGTTTGGCGCGACGAAGTCACAGTGCCATGTGTCGCCGCGTAGTTTGATTGACATGCTTTATCCCCCTGCATCTCAACCGCATTCACCGCGCTATTGTGTCTCGTTGACTTGAGCGCTGCAATGCAGTCTGACTTACAAATCCGGTACGGGCTTTTTGGTTTATCCGGGTTAATCTTTGCCGCCTGAAGGCGACCACTGCGGATCCACTGCGTTATGGTTCCTTTATCCAGCTTGAGGAACGCCGCGGCCTCCTCACGGGTGAAGATTTCTTCTTCCACTGCTTTCCTCCGGGCAAAATTTATAATTCGCTCTCATGCTTTTTCATAAAAGAAACATAAACTTCGTGAGCTTCAACTTCTTTTTTGAAGCGACCTAAGCTATACCTTTTACCTTTAATCCTTGCCTCGGCCTTCCATTTCTTCTGCTTAGCGTCGTAGGTGTATCCTGAAAATTTCCTCTTCCTTTCAAGGCGTATATGGGAATTCTTAGTGTTCTCACCTTGTGTCACGTCCCTCAAATTGACTATTCTGTTATCGCTACGAATGCCATTTACGTGATCAATAACTCCTGATGGATACCGGCCATGCGTAAGCAGAAAGGCCAGTCTGTGCGCTAAATATTTCCTTCCTTTCACAATAAAGAACCTGTATCCATTGCTCTGTCTTGTGCCCTGCGTCCAGTCTTTCCGGTACGAGCCAACACCTATCTTTCGGAAGAAAAATCCGGTTTCCGGGTTGTATTCAAAAAGAGAAGACATTTCCTCAAAAGAAACATTTTCAATTCTAGAAATGCACATATTCCCTCCAAAAAAACGCCCGCACAGTGGCGGGCTAAATAATCAATCCGAACTCCAACGCCAGTCTCCTGTGTCAGAGCGGTGCGGGATTGCACCCAACAGCCTACTCAGGGAGTGGGCTGTAAGTTGCCATCAACGTATCAGTCCGAGTTCATAATTGAGATACTCTAAGCATTCCCTGTCTTGCTCAAAGCAGTAATCCCAAGACTCCTGATCGAGACAATCACGAACTAATTGCCACTTCCAACCGCCGCTGTGCATAACGCGGCGAACCTTGCGTTTAACAATGGCGTCAAGGTCGAAAATCACACCACCACCTCCACCGATGCCGTTGCGTAAAACATCCAGATCAATCTCAATGACCCGGAATAGCTTCGGTAATTTCGGTAATTCCTCAATACGCATATTGCCTCCATTAAAAAAGCCGCTGTGTTAGCGGCTCATTCGTTAGCCATTCGGGCTAAATCATTTTCCAAATCCTCAATGCGCTCGAAGGCATCGTCAAAAGATACGGCCGATAGCTTGCCGCCCAGCACATCCATGTCTTTATGCACTGATGGCTCTTTGCCATCCTCAAAATCGACTACAAACGTCATCTTGCTCATTATCTTTCTCCTTTCCCCAGCGCGTCATACTGGTTAGGTGTGGTGTCGATGGGGTGGTTCATGGCGTCCTGCAATCTGTCCAAAAGAACATATTCCCGGATTGGGTATCCTTCCTTAGCCCATCCGTGAGCCTCAGAAGAGGATGCGGTGTAACAGTATGGTGAGCCACTCTTCAATTGCAGCTCATACAAGTCAGCTACCGGCACGAAAATGAAGCAGCTATCTGACGACTGCTTGAGGCGGTCTGCGATATCTCCAACCTCCTGTTCCAGCTTTTTAGCGCTGGCTAACAGCTCGCTATCCTGTCCCTGCTCAGCCTTAAGCGCCTCCCTGCTTGCCTGCCATGCCTCCCAACACACATCCAGAAGATACTTGTTTGGATAGTCTTCAGCATCCCAACCCGTATGCTCTTCAAACCACGCCTCAAACTGCTCGCGATCGCTCATTTGGCCTCCTGAAGCTGCAAGTAGACGATCATAGCTGCCAAAAGCGGGTTAGTGCTGCTGTGAGTGGCTGCTTGCTGATTTATCTTTCCATTCCGCAATGCCTGAAATGCAGTCCATTCCTGTTCGTGCTCGTCAAAGCCAACACCGATTCCTTCTCTATGCATGATCGGCCAGGCGTCAGATGCACTATGGCAATAATTTTTCTTTCCTTTAATTCTTCCCTTGTCATCCCGGAAAGTTATGCTGCCATCTTGATGGATGAAGTACGCCGTCCATCCGAAGCTCTCGCCAACCGCTATGTTAATAGCGTCAAAATGCATCATTCCATAATCCATCACACACCTTCCTTGTAGAGAGACCAGCCGTTGATGGCATCTACATAGCGGCGCTGCTTTCTCATGTTTCCATGCAAACCCATCCTTAAAGTTGCCTGGTTTCCTGTAACCTCAACCACTTTATAGATAAAGCCGCGAGGCGATTGCCAAACCTCACCAACCTGAAAGCGCTCACCTTTTTTAACTTCTCCTGTCATCACGACCACCTCTGCTTATTCTTCAATTCGATTAACTGCTGGCACGATGCGCACGTCCGGCATCCCGGCACAGCTTCGCGACGCGCCTGTGGTATCGCCTCATCACACTCGATACAGTGCGTCTCTGATACTGCGTTGCGGTCTATGCGCATAGCCTCTATTGCAAGCTCAAGGCGACGTTCGGTAAGTTCGTTTGCGGCATCTATAATCTCGGCAGTCATTGCAGTAACCCCAGCTTTGATGAAAGGAAAACACAGGCAACAAAAGCAATAACCAGCGCTATACATTCACCTGTGCTCATGGTGCCTCCCTACGTGCGATAACTCTCGCACCGAATTGCATTAGCTCATCCCGATCCACAGTTGCGAAGTGGCAGTGTGTGCGGGGGAATGGTCGCCAGATGATGAGCATCGAACCTTTGCTGTTGCCGCTCACTGGCTTACCGGATAGTGGGTTGATGAATGCCAGCCGGCCACCGGTAATAAAGCGCACTTCGCTTGCTGTCTCGATAGCCTCCCGGAACCAGCCGACGGAGGTATCAGCGGGAAGAAGCATCACGGTGCCGATCATGTTTTTGCTCTCGGCTGCTGCCTTCCTGACGAATGGGCCGATATCGCTGTATGGCGGGTTCATCCATGCATAAGCGCCGCTTTCCACGCTGTCGCTCCACGGAGTAACCAGAGTGTCCTGCTCGGAGCTGATGAATTTGCGGCAAAGTTTGTTTGTTGCAGATGCCGCGGCGTCAAGCTGGAACCAGAACTCTGCATTCAGAGCCTCGAAGATGGCGGGCGGAGTGGCCTATAAATCACGCTGCTCTGACGGGGTTGAGGTTGCAAAGGTGTAATCCTGCATCAGTCCATCCTCGTGTGACCGTAGCGGCCAATGTAGCGGCGATACTGCTCGCCAGCTTCAACAGGTCGGCGAGGGCCAGTGGTTTCCCATCTCGGCCTGAATGACGCCTCATAGTTGTCCTGCCAGACCCGGTTAGCCCACAACTCATCCATGAGCCGTTGCTCGCGCTGCTGCTTGCTCTCGACCTCGTACTGAGTGCCGAGCGTTTTAGTTAAGTGGGCATACAGGCCAGCCAGCACCTCTTCTTTGGTGCCGGAGCGTTTTGGTGGGCGCAGATATCCCGCCCCGGGTGAAGAGGTGATCATTGGAGACTCCAGTGGTTAAATGGCGTGAATGGTGTGGCGCGGGAACGGCAGGGTTACAGGCGCAAAGGGGATGTCGTCATCAAAGTCCATCGGTGGCTCACTGGCTGTAGGCTGCTGCTGCGGTCTTTGTGCGGTCCGTGGTTGCTGAGTAGTTCCCTGATTAGAGGCTTTCGGCGGCAGATCGATATCCCTGACCAGAATGGTAGGAGTCTGAGCCTGTGAGCCGTCGTTGCGCTTCCATTCCTCGATAACGAACTCTCCCGTAACCGTTACCTTTACGCCCTTCAGAATCGAAGCTGAGAGCTTCTCAGCCATCGCCCCAAACATTTTGCAGTTCAGCCAGGATGTTTTCTCGTTGTCGCCAAATCCGCTTTTGGCCGGGAGAGAGAATTGAGCGATATGCTTGCCGTTAGGGGTGACGCGGACGACCGCGTCTTTACCCACATTGCCGGAGATAGTGATAGTGTTGATTGCCATTTATGCCGCCTGAGTTTGTTGCTGGAGTTCGCGACCGCGAGTTTTGTAGGTTTCCTGAGCGCGAGCCTCATGCTCTTTAGAGCCGCCAAGCCTGCCCCAAGCTTCCTTAAATGCTGCCTGTAGCTCTGCTACCGACTGGCAGATCATTGCCTTATCAGCAAACTCTTTGAGAGCGTCATCAGCTGCCTGCGGTGTTATGTGATGAACTTCAGCATCAGCATCGATGGCCGTCTGCTCAGTAGGAATACAGAAGGTCTGGAATGCCGCGTATTTGTAGGCGATCGACATAGCCTTGTTAGTTGCCTTGTCGCCGCTATCCATCGCCTCCCCGTAAGTCACTACCGTGTGCCTGGTGCCGTCCTCTGTGGCCACGAAATCAAACTCAGCCTTTACGACGACATAGAACAGAACGCCGCCTTTCTGCGTCACCCGCTCTGTTACAGTTCGCTCGGTGATGCGTGGCAGTATGACCAGGCCATGTTTGGCCAGCATCGGAGCCAGCGCGTTATAGACCTGATCGATGCCCCGGAAAGAGAACCCCTGCTGCCTGTTCTCGCGGTCCTTGCTGATGCCTACCTCAGCCATGTCCCTGGCTACGGCGCTGATGGCTTTATAAACACTCATACATTCCCATCCTCACTGCTTGTTGCTCACTGTGGTAATCGGCAATGGCCTCCTGCGCTGCCAGTTCGTGGGTCATTTCAGGTTCGCCGATCACATCCTGCATCAGCCGCACAAACGCATCGTCATCCCATCGCTCTAACGCGCTCATGCTGCCTGCTCCTGTGCGATGACGGTGTAGCCTTGCTCTGCCAGCCACTCCAGCACCACAGCGCCGTCCAGCTGCATCAGAACCTCACGAGTGTCAACAGTGCCGTCGAGCACAACACCTTCCAGTTCGACTACCTGATTGCGCTGGCTATCGAGGTAGCCATGCACGCTGTCACATTTACATTTAATCTTCATAGCTCAACTCCTGGGTGAGCGAGGGCCGCCGCGTAGTGGCTGCCGGGGTGGAATAGGGTGGCGGGTTTTACTTGCCGAGGGCTTTGGCGATGGCAGAACGCGCTTTTTTTACGGCTCCATACCATTCCGGATAAGTGGTAGTGGCTCTGTTTTCGGCCTGCTTGAGAAGCAACTGGAGCGCATCAAGAAGCTCAGGAGCAGCTGCCATCAGGTTTGCATTGGCTTCATCAATATCTCCAGGTTTACGGCTGACGTAGCAAATGCTTCCACCTTTTTCAGCATCAACCCACCCGCCAACATTTATCCATTTCCCCGGCGTTCCTTTAAATTCTTCCATATCCACCTCAATGCGTCAGCGGAAGCCCGCGACCGTTTAGTAAGACCTCAACCACACCATCACGAATCTGAAGGCTCTCAAGCACCGTATGGATGTAGAGACACTTCTTGTCGTGCTTAACCGCTGATACGCGGTAGGTGCGTCCCTGATGGAGTACGTGCATGCCAGGCTCAACACACTGGCGGATGATTGGCATGTGGCCGTAGTGGCTATGCATTGCGAACCTCCGTTAAGTGCCCGAATCCAGCAAGCTCCATCTGCTGCCGATTGAGGCTTAACGTGTTGCGAGAGTTATTTACATCGGTAAGCAGCCAGCGATAGCCGCAAGAAAGCGGTGTGACGCGATACAGCGTGTTGAGGTGGGTGACGGTCATGATGCCTCCCGAGCACGGAGCATGGCGTCTGCCAAGAGGTATGCATTCTCAGCAACAGTATCCACTGTCCCAGAAAAAACTGGATGGCTGCGAGAATCCCCATAGGTTGAAAGCCATCCTTGCAAAGCCTTCGCCGCGAAGTAGTCACGCAGCGACATGCCACCATCAGTAATCACTTCTTCAATGCCGGGAGCTATTGACCTCCTGACGTGCGGAAAGGCTGGGCCGCCATTAATCTTGTTGGACATAATCATCTCCCCGCTTATCGCCGCGGCGCGGAACGTAACGTTGAACAATTAACTCGCGTGTCTGTTGCCAAAAAAGAAGCCCACTCGAAAGCAGGCTTTTGTTTGGGCAAAAAGAAACCCGCCGGAGCGGGTCTATTCAGTTGGTGCATCAGGAATACTCATCCAGTACTCAACTGTTGGTCGATAATTACATTTGCCTACCCAGCCGTCGCCGTTATGCCACGTCACGAATGGCGGCTCGCCTTTGTTGTGACCAACCACAAAATCAGCATCTTCTGGCAGCCGTTCACTGCTTTTCACCCACTCCATCCTCTTTCCCCTCTCTGTATAAGAAACCCGACCGGGCTAACCTTCGACTATTTCGAAGTTGTCGAAAAATTGGCAGACCGCTTTTTCGCCTACGTCGTCATTGTCAATCCAAAGCTCACCACGGAGTTGGACTTCATATCCATACGGGTCAATTTCTCCGTCGTCCGGTACGTAGGCATCGTATACTTTGCCAACAGTCATATCTCTACAGGTGTTAGCCTGAGGAAATTCATCAGCTTGCTTTACATACTTAACTTTTACTTTTTTGCCCATTTTTACCCTCCTCATCCCCTGCGTCGCCGCTATGAAATATTTGGTACTGGCGACTGAACCTGTTTCAAGTTCAGTATTTCAAGTCGCTTCTTAGTCCGACCCGAGCACTGATGGGTCTAAGCTCCACGACACGCCAGTCCAAATACCTCAGTAAAGCCGCGCTAGACGGCCTCATTCATCCACCTCTTCATCAATGTCGTAAATATTGTGATAGCACTCGTGGCATAGCTCCTCTTTGCCATCTCCACTGTGAATAGATTCCGATGCCATTTCTTTTCCGCACAGGTCGCATTTAGAATCCGGAACTTTCTGTCTAGCCATATCTCACCCTCTGTTAGATTTGCCGTCAGCCCCTGAGGAGCTGCTGTTGAAATGCTGACGCCTGGCATCGCGTATCTGTCTGAGTTGATGCTCTGTAGCGCCTTTGTGATGCTTGCTGATGTGACACACCGGTGTGCGTGGGTCGAACTCAACTCCGCATACCGGGCAACGAATAGCGTTTTTCATGGCTCACCTCAGATGAGAGGGATAGATTTGCCTTTCTGCTTCTGGCGTCCGACGCAGGTAACACCACGATCACCCGGCTTGCTGTACCATACCTTGTGATTCCTGCGCTCAATCGTGCTGGCGCGGTTTTCCAGCTGCTCCCGGTACTCAGCCAGCACCGTGAGGTCAATCGGGTTCACAGCGGCTTCTACGCGTGATTTGGGCTTGCGGCTCAGTGAAAGCACCGGGCGGCTATCAGGCTTAGCGCTCACCCCAACTAACAGGGGGTTTGCAGCTTTCCATTCGGCCTGTTTCTCAGCGCGGCGGTCACGGCGACGATCTTGTGCGTTCATACATCCTCCTGTCAGTTAGCTTTGGTGGTGTGGTGGTCGCTGTATTTTCAGCACCTGTCGTCGCCTAGGTCAGCCGTTACCTAACCTACTAGCTGGTAGGCGCGCTACCAGCACATCCACCACACCCCAAAGCTTTCTGCTTTGAACACTGCGCTTTTTCAGCGCCAGATTTTTAAGAGCTTCACCGTCCTGGTGAGTAGTGCGTCCTGCTGATGGGTTTAATTTAAGCGTTCTTAAGAAGTTGTGCAAGTGCTTTTCTTTAGAAATCTTAAATTAGTTGGTGTGGGTAATTTAAGTTTGTGAAAATTAAGACAATAAAAAACCCGCCGAAGCGGGTTTGATTTAAGAGTATGAGGGTTAACGCCTGCGGCGGTACTTCCTGTGCTCCATCATTGTGCCAACAATGCGGATCGGAACCGAGTCAGATCGGAGGGTGGGGTAATCATCATTTAATGGAACAAGTTCAAACACTTCCTGCCCATCAATGACGCCTCTTGGCCGGTACTTCTTGAAAAGCGCTTCCTCTTCACCATTTTTCGCTACAACGAAATCGCCTGGAAGTGGGTAGACATTAGGGTCGATAACGACCGCATCCCCCTCACTGAAATCAGGCTCCATAGAGCGGCCTTTGATGATCAGCGTGAAAGCAGCATCTGAAAGTTCCAGGTTGGTCTGCAAGTACTCGATGTTCCCCTCCAAATCCCTTATGGTCGATTCAGCGGTCCATTCTCCGGCCTGAACATAGCTCAGGATGGGGACAAGCTTTGTATCGGCAGCAGCTGGCTCTACATTTGACGGCGAGTCTTCACCGTACAGAATGTACTCCGGTGCGCACTGCAAAGCTTTTGCCAGGGAAAGAAGGTTGTCTCCTTTTGGATTCGTCTTGTCATCTTCCCATTGAGATATGGCACCGCCTTTGACCCCAACTTTCGTTCCTAGCGATACCTGTGTCAACCGCAATTCTTTTCTGCGCTTGCGTATGCGCGTGCCGATAGTTTCATTTTTCATAGTTAAGACATCTTAAGAGTTGTTGACTTAAGATTCCTTTTGTTGAATAATTTAAGAACGCTTAAGAGAAAGGACGTGGACATGTACAAGAAAGAAGTCATTGCCCACTTCGGGAGCCAACGAGCAGTAGCTCAAGCATTGCGGATCAGCGATGCAGCGGTTTCGCAGTGGAAAGAAGTCATCCCCGAAAAGGATGCGTACCGACTGGAGTCTATTACAGCCGGTGCATTGAAGTATCAGGAACAGTCCTACCGCAAGGTCGCCTAGCACTACCAGCTCTTACACATCTCTCGCTGAAAAAGCGATCACTACTAAAAGTCAAAATTCATGGCTTTGTCCGCACTGGGCAAGGCCTTAACTCATTTTAACCACAGCAATTAACTAACAGGAATTATCACAAATGGATAACGCAACTACCCGAAACAAAACGCAGGCTCGAAAAATCGAGTCGTGGATCCTGAATCAGATTGCGATTAAAGGCGCGTCAAACGTAGCCAAGGCAATCGGAATGGATAAATCAGGCATTACCCGCTGGAAAGAAAGCATGCTGCCTAAGCTGGCGATGCTCTTAGCCGTTCTGGAGTGGGGCGTCGTAGACGACGATATGGCGAGACTGGCAAAACAGGTTGCAGAGATTCTCACAAATGAAAAGCCCCAAACGAGCGGTAACTCGTTCGGGGCCTAAAACACTGTGTTATGTCAAACATCAGGAGCTAATTATGGCAAATCCAAAGCGTTTTTACCAGGACGAAGTTCATAAGAACGTCATCCGTGTTCGTTTCCTCCGAAATGTAAGCCAGGTAACCGCCGCGAAGCTGCGAGAACTCCTGACCAAGTGCAAATCCAAGAAGGAAGCGGATCATGAGTAACGTAGCCTATGACAACGTCGCATTGTTAAGGCCTCATCTGGAGGTCGTGGAGCGCAAAGTGGCTGACCTTGATGACGGTTACGCCAGACTTTCCAACATGCTTCTTGAAGAGTACGCCGGGGCTGATCTGACCAAGCGTCAGTTCAAGGTTCTGCTGGCAATCCTGAGAAAGACATACGGCTGGAATAAGCCGATGGACAGAGTCACTGACTCGCAGATCTCAGAGATAGCGAAACTACCTGTCAAGCGGTGCAATGAAGCCAAGTTAGAGCTTGTCCGGATGGGTCTCATCAAGCAGCAGGGCGGCATGTTTGGCCCCAACAAAAACATCTCAGAATGGCGCATCCCTCAAAACGAGGGAATATCCCCTAAAACGAGGGAGAAAACATCCCTCATTTTGAGGGAGTCACATCCCTCAAAACAGGGGGACACAAAAGACACTATTCAAAAGACAATAAAAACAAATACCCAAACCCACGATGCGGGTTTGGTTGCTGATGAGAAATCTCAAGCACCAACAGAACAAAAACCGCCTCGCACCAGAAAGCCAAAACCATCGACAGCACTTCCGGCTTTTGACCGTGAACGACTCAAGCAGACATGGAACACCAAGGCTAAGGCGCTAGGACTTCCAACCCTGCTAAGCGTAACGACCTCTGTCGAGAAAGGTTTATCCCGCCTGTGGGCATCGTACATCAAGCAGTGCAAGGAGCTTGGCAAAGAGCCTCGCGACGTGGACACGTTCATCAACGGTTACATCGAGTTTGGCTACAAGCCTACAGATTGGGCTTGTGGTGCCAATCCATCAGGCAGGAAGTACGGCATCGATACCGCGCTCCGGCAGGAAAAGATTGACCAGATTTTGGCGGAGGAGAACTGATGGAGAGTTACGAATTTGAATACCAGCTCATCGGTTCGATGATCATGAAGGGCGACCATATCGACTGCCGTGACATCGCCGGTAAGCTCCCAGCGGTAGCGTTTGATAACTTCCACCTTCGCAGCATGTACCAGGCAATCGTCACGCTGCTGAACAAGGCCGAGCCAATCGACATGTTCACAGTTCAGGGGGCGGTACCGGCGGCGACAAAGGACCTGGTGCTTGACGTAGCCACCAATACGATTAGCGCAGCAAACATCCGTGGATGGGCAAAGCGCGTTCGCCAGTGCTGGATGATCCGCAAGGGTGTTGAGGACTTGCAGAACGCGGCAAAGATTCTCGCAGCGGCAGGAACTCACGACATCAACGAACGCATTGCTGAGGCTACCGGCATCGTAGGCAGATTGCAGTTCGAAACCAACGACAGACTGCCACGGCGTATCGCAGATCTGATTCCCGACTATCTGGAGGTTCTGGAAGAGCGCCTGAAGGGTGAGGAGTCCGGGCTGTACCTCAAAACGGGCATTGAGCCGATGGACGCGGAGTACGGCGGATTTGACCGAACTGACCTGATCGTCATCGCCGGCCGACCTGGCATGGGTAAGACCGAGCTGGCAATCAACATCGCCAACTCAATCGGCCGGCAGAAAGGCGTTGGGCTTCTGATCTCGATGGAGATGTCTGAAACGCAGGTCGTTGAGCGTCATATCGCTGACCGTGGAGGCTTGTCAATCGGAGCGCTACGTAACCCTTTGGGAATGAGGCAGGAAGATTACACGAAACTGACAGCGGCTACAGGAATGCTTCTTGACGAAGATAACCACGTCCTTACCGGCTCGTTCACCACGGACGAAATCATCAGCCATGCAGAACGGATGAATATGGACGGCGGACTTAGCTTTCTCGCCATCGACTACCTGACGCTTATCGACATGCCTAAAGCCGAGCGTTCTGACCTGGCGATTGCTGAGGTTACCCGCAAGATGAAGCAGTTCTGCCTGCGAAACAAAGTGCCTGTAGTCCTTTTGGCGCAGCTAAACCGCAACGTTGATGGGCGAGGAGACAAGCGACCAAACATGGGTGACCTGGCTGGCTCAAGCTCCATCGAAAAGGATGCAGACGTCATCATCTTCCCGTACCGCGATGAGGTCTACAACGAAAACAGTGACCTGAAAGGACTTGCAGAAATAATCGTCGGGAAATACCGCTCCGGCCAGCCAAAGACCTTCTACATGGAATGGCGCAACGGCCACTTCGTGAACATCGATCAGCAGGATGCAGCTAACCGCTTTGCCGAGAACGAGCGACAGGCTGCCAAATCCAATTCCTCCAACTGGAGAGGCTAAATGAAACGAATTTCCTACCTTCAGCAAATTATTACCTACATCAGCGAGCATCCTGGCTGCCACTCAACCGACATCATCGCCGGCACCGGCCTGAATAAATCAACCGTTAACGGGACGTTAAGCAGGCTCGTAATCGATCAGCGCGTCCGCCGGGAAGGGTTTGAGAAGCAGCACCGCTATATCGCCTTAGATAAGCCTGCGCCACGCGGCAGGGTCAAGCCAGAGCCTAAGCCGGAGCCAGTAAGCATGCACGCTATGTTCAACACCCTTCTTCGCAGAGTCAGGGAGAGCAGAGCATGACAGAAGCACGCAACACCCGCGAAATCATCAACGAATGTTACCCAGAATTTCCGGAGACCATCCTGAACGCTGAACTCTGCCGCGCAATGGACCGTATCGAAGGCCGCAGCATCAAGCAGGCTCTCAAGGCGTTCGCCCGCGACCGTATAACCAAGGTCGAATCTAAGCCGCTTAAAGGGGCGCTGGAGCAGATGGCAGTCAGCATGTTCCCTGAGACTGAGATAGCACGTATACGCGCCTGTGTAGGCCGCATGGAGTCGGCACTGGTCAAGACATTCGGAGTTAAGAGAGCATGAGAATTTATATCGCCGGGCCGATGAGCGGACTGTCTGATTACAACCGGCCGGCTTTCTGGTTCATGGATATGACACTCAGTGCCAAAGGGCACACGGTGCTAAACCCTGCATCACTCCCTGACGGCCTCACGCAACCACAGTACATGGATATCTGCCTGGCAATGTTGCGCTGCGCAGAGGCTATCTACCTGCTTCGAGGTTGGGAAGAATCGGCCGGCGCGGTGGCAGAGAAGGCGCTCGCCGAGAAGTTGCAGCTGGAAATTATCTATCAGGACGGTGCGGCATGAAGAAACTAACAAAGCCTCAGTTCGCTTTCCTCATCTCCATCTACAAAGGCGCAGTAGAGCGCAATTCAGTCCACACCATCGGCAACACATTAAACAAACTAGGCCTGCTCAATTACTCCTACCCAAAACGTCAGTGGTACGTAACAGCAGCAGGCATTGAGCAGATTAGCAAGGGGGAAGAATAAGATGAACGTGACCGAAATTGATAACGTGTTTCATTGCGACTGTAGCTTCTCATGGCAGCGCGGAAAGAGTGGTGCGCATGATTGTACTGTAGGTCTTCGGGCGCAGCGTGACCAGCTGGCGGCGGAGAATGCGGGGATTAAAAAAAGCCGGGCAATCCTTGCGGAGAATACTCTTGAAGCCTGCAACGCTATTGCGTCAGCGGGATTTAGTCATGAAGCCATCATGCGCGGCTTATATGCATCAACAGGAAATGGAAATAAATATCCAAAACCAATCACGGCGCTGGTTGACGAGGCATTGCGTGAAGTGGAAACCCCAGCCACCGACTCCTGGCAGCGCGAGCAGATGGCGCGGGGTGTGGATGCAGCTATTGCTCACGCCTTCAAAGATGGTGTGCCGGATGACAGGATGCAGTTTATTGCGCGTATGACTTACTTCGCCGCCCAACTGCGCAACGGGGAGGCTGTATGAGCGACAAATACGCAGCGTTGAGAGCAACGGCTGAGGGTGGATTTTCTGCATGGTCTCGCAATGTGACGGTACCAACAAAAGAACTCCTCGCCCTGCTGGCAGAGCGAGATGCTGATAAGCGGCGGATAGCTGAGCTGGGCGAGGCGCTGGAGAATCGGAACGCAGAGCTTGGCAAATATGCCGGGAAACTGGAGGCGCGGACGCTCACCGTTAAGCTGCCTCCCGTCATGCGGATTGATGAGCCTGGAGTTTCGTTCAACGCTTATGGGCAGAGCGGTATCCAGAATGCGCTTTACGAAGCCTGCGCCGCCGCTGGCATCAGCCTGAAGATTGAGGGGGCGTGATGATCGCTGCAAATTATACGGTTCACATGTACTGCGCTGGCATCATCACTAAGGTGGAGTCTTTGGGAGGGAAATGTGAATGAGTTGGCTCTTTTCGCAGGCGCTGGCGGAGGAATACTCGGTGGGCACCTCCTTGGATGGCGAACAGTTTGCGCAGTTGAACGTGATGCCTACGCAGCACAAGTTCTCGCGCAACGACAAAACGATGGAATTCTCCGACCTTTCCCGATTTGGTCTGACGTGCGCAGTTTTGACGGCAAACCGTGGCGAGGAATTGTTGATGTCATTTCTGGAGGATTCCCGTGCCAGGCATTTAGCAAGGCATCAAGAGGAAGAATCACAGCAGAAAATATGTGGCCAGAGATGCGAAGAATTATCTCTGAAGTTAGACCAAAGTTTGTCTTTGCAGAAAATGTCTCCAGAGGTGCAATCGAAAGCGCAGCAAGCGACCTTCTTGGAATGGATTACAAAGCCCGAGCGATTAATCTCTCCGCGAAAGACTTGGGTGCAGACCATATACGGGAAAGATTTTGGTTACTTGCATACACCGACGACGAAAGCGAATTACTCGGCAGCATCAATGCAAAAGTGGGAGTCAGCAAGGAACTTCACCATGGTGTTTGGGATTCCTACTCCCCAGAACCAATCTTGGTTGATGGGGTTCCCTTTAGGATGGATAGATACAGAGCCATTGGAAATGCACAAATTCCAATCGTGGCAGCGGCAGCATTCTCCATGCTTAAACCAGATTGAGGACGCAGCATGAATACTTTCACCAAAGACCCATCCACTCACCCGGCCAACGGCCCGCTCACGGAAGAGCGGCTGATCCGCGTTCGTGAGGTGCTGGCGCTGCGGGATGCGGGGCAGGAGCCGGTGGCGTGGGTTAGATATTGCTCGGATGGGACCATTGACGGACCATTACTGAATTATCAGATTGATGATTGCAGAAAGTCCACATGGACGCCGCTCTACGCCGCGCCGCCAGCGCCGGTAGTCACCGCAGAACCTGTGCGCTACATGAACCGCCACACAGGGGCCTGTTACACGCAGGAGCAGCAGCCGGATGCAGCCACGGATACTGCTGTCTATGTGCCGCTGTTTACCGCGCAGCAAGCGCTGGTAGTTGACCGACAGGCGATCATCAACAAAGTGCAGGGGCTATGTAGCCGTCTACCCGGCGCGACTTTCTCAAATGCCGCTGAATTTGCGATAGATGAGATGCTCCAGTCGTTCGGTAATTCCGAACAACTCAACTCTCCGGCGGCTTCGGATGGTTGGGTTGCCGTACCTGCTAAGCACACGTCTGCAATGTATTACGCAGGAGGTGAATTGATATCAAAACATAACTTCAACCCTGGTGATATCTGGCAGGCAATGCTAGACGCAGCACCGAAGCATGATGGTTGGGCGATGATGCCTGCGGCGTATCTCGATTTGATATCAGCACCGAAGCAGGAGGAGGCCAAAGACAAAACCACTCAGCAGTTTGAGTCTTTGGGCTTCTTCGTTACCTCAGATGAACGGAAGATGGAGATTCCACGTTGTAGCAAGCATCCAGAAATCACTCTCCAGACGAATCCGTTCGAGTTACTTATGTCGTATCCTCCGCGTCCGGTAATGTACTGCCCTGAATGTGAGCCTTGGGTTGCTGAGCGGGTTGAGGTTGATAAGCAGCTTCGTCATAAGGGGGTGAGGTGATGTACGACAAATACACCCTCAACCGCTGCGACGCCATGGAGTGGCTTGCAGAACACTACCCAGTCTTTCCCGACAATATGCCAGACGTGCCTCTAAAGGCTGATTGGTGTAGCGCCAGTCTGTTTAGGGGGTGGAGCTTCATAATCCTGCTTGACGGTTCTCTGGCATTCGCTGACTGCTTATCTCCACCCATCCGTGCCGAAGATATGAACGGGTTCAGGCTGCCAACCTTGGCGTAATTACCATAGAAGCGATATGGAAATCCCCATATCGACATAACCGGCCTCTAAGGAGGCCTTTTTGTTTCTGCATTTTCAACGCGTAGGTTATAATTACCATGCACAGAGTCTGAACCACTTTGTGCATGGAGTCTGAACAACTCCCCCGGCCCGAACAGCCATAGCTCGTGTGTCATAGATGAGAACATATCTATGACGCAACTGAACGCAACATCTCTCCTGTCACAGATGGCGAAAGTCACCTGCGATTTTCTGCATTCTGCGGTCTCCTGTGTGGAGGCCGTATGAACCTGCAAAAAGACGGCATCCGTCTGCATAAATCAAACTTCAACGCTATCGGTCAGCAGATCCAGCCCATGCTGGAATCTGGCGACTGCTATCGCCTAATCATCAAGCCGTGGAAAGAAAAGCGCAGCCTGTCACAAAACTCGCTTATGTGGCTGTGGAATGGCGACGTCGCTACTGCAGTAAACCTGCACTCATCCAGCAATCTCACCGAAGAAGACCTGCACGAATTCCTCAAGGACATGTTTTGCCCGGCCAAGCCGGTGACCGTCCTTGGTGTCACCAAGATGGTGAAGTCCACCAAGCTTCTCGACACCGAAGAGATGACCTTCTACCTGCGCCGCATCGAAGTCTGGTGCATTGAGCGCGGCATCAAGCTGCGGATCCCCGCGAACTCCGAATATCACGCAAAAGGACATGATCATGTTTGAAAAAGAAGTTTGGATTCCGGTTCCGGGATATGAAGATCGCTTTGAAGTTAGCTCATTAGCGCGTGTTAAAAGCCTTCCAAGGAAAGTGACTACGTGCGGAAGAGACCGGAAGACATGGACTACCAGAACTATCGCTGGCCGGATTCTTAAGGGCTGTACGTCCTCGCAATACATTAGGGTGTCGCTATCTGGTAAGCACGAGATGCTGCATAGATTTGTGGCGCTCGCCTTTGTACCAAACCCGAACAACTACCCGCACGTTAACCACATTGATGGCAATAAGCATAACAACCTGCCAGAGAACCTGGAGTGGTGCACTCATGCGATGAACATGAAACACGCCAACGAAACGGGCCTGTCGAATAAGAATAAAACGCCTGTTATCGCCGAGCGTGACGGGTTCGGGTATTGGTTCCCTTCAATGCAGTCCACCAAGCATTACGGATGCAACCCTGCACTGGTGCATGCCTCAATTAATGGGCGGCAGAGTGAGCATAGGGGTATGCAATGGAGCTACTGTCCCTCGATTAGTCACTGCGAATATCAGCAGCTGCGCGATAAGCAGGAGGCATGATGCATAGCCCTCTCGCTCGCCTCATCGATCGCCATATCTACCGCGTGCGCAAAGAGAAGCGTAAGCCTTCTCCGCTGCAGTCGGAAATCCCAACTCTTAAAAACTACACCGCGAGCCTGTGGGACTCCCGCTGGGCGCGTCTGGCTGCCAGAAGGAAAACAGCATGAGCATCTATCAACGTATCAATGGCGCTGACTGGCGCAATATCTGGGTCGTTGGCGACCTGCACGGCTGCTACACCAATCTGATGAACCGTCTTGATGAGGTTGGCTTTGAGGCTGATAAAGACCTGCTCATCTCCGTTGGCGACCTGGTTGACCGAGGCACCGAAAACGTAGAGTGCCTGGACCTGATCAATCAACCGTGGTTCCGGGCTGTGCGCGGTAATCATGAGCAGATGATGATTGATGGCCTGTCAGAACACGGCAACGTTAACCACTGGATAGCTAACGGCGGGAGCTGGTTCTTCTATCTCGACTACGAAAAAGAGGTGCTGGCAAAGGCTCTGGTTTTCAAAGCGGCTCAACTGCCGTTGATCATCGAACTGGTGTCCGGATACCGGAAGGTAGTCATCTGCCATGCAGACTATCCACACGATGAATACGCATTCGATAAGCCGGTTCCTGAGGAAATGGTCATCTGGAATCGTGAGCGTGTCAGCGATGCGATGGATGGCAAGATAAGCGAAATCACTGGTGCCGATCTGTTTATTTTCGGGCATACCCCGGCGCGTAACCCGCTCAAATATGCCAACCAGATGTATATAGATACCGGTGCCGTATTCTGCGGAAACCTCACTCTTGTTCAGTTGCAGGGAGGCGAGTAATGGCTCTTAAACGTGATAAATACGACGCCATTTTTTCTGAGCTGGTTCGCGAACGTGCTAACTGGTGCTGTGAAAGTTGTGGTCGTGATTTCAATACAAACCGCGCATCTCTTCATTGCTCCCATATTAACGGACGCCGCCATGCAGCGACCCGCTGGCATCCATATAACGCGCTGGCCCACTGTGTTGGCTGTCATCGTCGTTTAGGTGAGGAGCCGATCCAGTTCGCCCGCCACGCTGAGTATGAATACGGCGTGATGACGGTTGAGCAGGTGGCCCGCGCCGCGCTGCACCCAATGAAGATTAAGCCGTGGCAGAAAGAGGAGATGTACCAGCACTACAAGCAGGAGTTGGTAAGACTGAAAGCTCTCCGCATCACCGGCATTCTTGGCCGCATCGAGTTCACCGCACCTGACTGGTATCAGCAGAGCATTACCTTGCGTATGGGAGAGGCAGCATGAGCATCGAAACCATTTACTGCATCGGCTACGTGGCCCTCATCGCCGCGCTAGTGTGTCGTGACTTCCTGTATAGCCGGAGGGTGTCGCAATGAGTACTCAAAACGCACTGGCGCTACTTAATTGGTACCGGTCCAAGAATGTCCATGCGGTTCGCACGCCTGCTGGAATCCAGTTGATGGGTATCCGAAATCTCACAGAGGAAGAGCGCCGTAAGCTGCTCTCCTTCTCACAGACTGAACTCGACGCAGCAATCAGGTGGCAGAAATGAACCGCCCTGACATCGAGCGCTACCAGCGCGAATCCATCCTCCGCGCCGGATTCGACATCAACCGACACGGCCCCGGTGGCACAGCACAGCAGATTATCCGCAACAGTGAGCGCCGCAAGGCAGAGAGAAAGCATAAGGCAGGAGAGACAGCATGACGGCTCAATATCTGGAATACGTACGCCAGCAACTCATCACTGCCACCGCCGACCTGAGCGGGGCAACAAAGGGGCAGCTCATGGCATGGCTGGAGAATGCGCAGTTCGACACCGGTACGCATAAGCGGAAGAAGATAAAAGTCCTGGATGAGGTAAGCGGGAAAATGATTACTCTGGATAACCCGCCGATCCCCGGCAAGCAGTCGCACGCTAAAGGCTCCTCTATCGCGCTGGTTCAACCTGTCGAGTTCTGCACTGCCTCATGGCGTCGAGCTGTGCTGGCGCTTGATGAGCACCAGAAGGCGTGGATTCTGTGGAGCTATAGCGAAGACACCGCATTCACGCACCAGGTGGCAATTACCCAATGGGCGTGGCAGCAGTTCAGCGAATACCTGGGCACTCGTAAAATTGCAAACAAAACGCTTAACCGGATGAAGGCGCTTATCTGGCTGGCCGCGCAGGATGTGAAGCAGGATCTGGCAGGTAAAGAGACATATGAGTGTCAGGAGCTGGCGCAACTGGTCGGCGTGAGTAAGTCCACCTGGAGCGAAACATATCAGCCTCACTGGCAGGAGATGAAAAACTCATTTATCCGGCTCGATAAAGGCGCTTTGCATTCAGCTTCGCGATCACGTTCACAACAAAAGGCGACAAATTCCGCATCAAGTATTGCAAAACCGAACTAAATGGGTTACTTTTAGTGAAAGTTTGATATCCTGCCAACTTTACGCATTTGGCAAAACAATACAAAAACACTCCCTCTGCCAGCCTTCGAGCTGGCTTTTTGTTTTGCGCCCGAGATAACTTTCCCCCTCTCGATACCGGCGCTTTTTTATTACAGCAGGCCGGAATGTTCCGGGCAGCCGGAGACGGCCTCATGGCGTTTGAGTTCATCACAAAGGAATTCCTGATCGGCGCTGGTAGCTCTTTAGCCTCAGCTGTCGCTGGATTCATGGCTTTCAGCCGATTCTGGGTAAGCAATAAAGCTCGCAATGCAAATGACGCTCAGCAGATTGACATGCTTGACCGTCAGGAGAGAGGGCTTGATCGCCTGGAGAAGGAAAACAGCGAGTTGCGGTCTCAAATTAAGGACCGCGACGAAGAGATCAGGAATTATTTCCGCGAACTATCTGTATCAAACGCAAAGCTACAAATCATTGAGCAGCAATTGCAAAACCTGAAAGAGCAAAATGAGCTTCTTTCAATTCAGGTAGGCCGCCTCACCGAAACCAACAAAGAGCTAGCCTCCGAGGTGGCTCACTTGCGTGCCACGATGAGGACATAAATATGACAGGCACTGCAAATCAAATACCAGATAAAGAGACTGACAAGCCCTGGTACAGGCACTGGCAAATGTGGGTAATTATCCTCATCGCGTCGTTCGGTATATATGTCGGTGGCGTCACATCAGGCTACTTCATGTTCCGGGCTGAAAGCCTGCAGCGCACGGAGCAGCGTGATAAGAAAGTAGACGAGATACAGAAGAAGCTCGACACCCTTCCTGAGCAAACCGCCAAAGAACTTAAAGCCACTGAGCAAGGTGATCCGAAATGACTAATGTTGATGCGGTCAATAAAGCGATTGACCAGACCATTGGCAAAGAGGGTGGTTACTCAAATAACCCTAACGACATCGGCGGCGCAACGATGTGGGGAATCACTCAAAAGGTTGCCCGCGCTCATGGTTACACTGGCGATATGCGGTACCTCCCGCGCAACACAGCCGTCGCTATTTATGAGGCTGACTACTGGACTGGCCCGCGCTTCGATCAGATTGCTGAGGTTTCTCAGGCTGTCGCCATTGAGTGCTTCGATACTGGCGTAAACATGGGGCCATCTGTACCGGCTAAGTTCCTGCAACGCTGGCTTACCGCTCTCAACAACCAGGGCAAGCTTTATCCTGACCTGACTGCCGACGGTATGATTGGCCCGCGCACTATCTCCGCCCTGAAAAGCTTCATCGCATTACGCGGTAAGAAAGGAGAGCAGGCACTGGTTAAGGCGCTCAACTGTAGTCAGGGTGCCCGCTATCTTGAGTTGGCAGAATCCCGCCCGGCTAACGAGGCATTCATCTACGGATGGCTGGAGCGTGTCGAATGCTAATGACATGGCTATTCATCATCGCACTGATCGTGATTGCTGTCCTGTTGCTGCAGCGCTTCACTAAGCTGGAGTTTGTCGCCCACGCCAAAATTCTGTTTAAAGCCTGGTCGGTATGGCTGAGCACCGCAGGCGCAACGCTGATGGTTTTCCTGATGAGTGCGCCGGATACACTGCTGAGCGCTTGGAACTCACTCCCTGAAGAGATTAAGAGCCTCATCCCGCCGGAATGGCTTTCCTACATCGGACCCGCGCTGGTAATGCTCGGAGTAGTATCTCAGTTCATCAGGCAGCGCAAATTGCTGGAAGAGAAACGCCAGATGGAGCGCAGGCTATGAGCGAGTTCCTCAACCCGTTTGGAGTCGTAACGGTGATCGGAGCGATTATCGCTTTCGCCGCGGCCTTTTTCGGTATCGGCCACCTGAAAGGGAAGTCCTCCGCTGAGAAGGCGTCTACTGAGCGTGAAACCAAAGCGATGCTCGACGATATCAAGAAGACATCCGAATCGCGTCAGCAGTCAGCCAGTGAGGCAAAAGATGTTTCAGAAAACGTTATTCGCATGTCTGATAGTGATGTCGATAGTCGCCTGCGGAACAAATGGCGATTACCGCCCGGCGAAGGTGATTGATACCGGCTGCGACTGGACCTCTTACATCTACCTCACTGACAGCGACATCACCAACCTGTCACCTCAGGCTAAGCGGCAAATCCTGACGCACAACGAAACCCGCCAGGCACGCTGCGAGAAGGAAACAAAGTGAGCTTCTACACGCTATGGAATATCGCTGCAGCGTTTGGCCTGGGCGTGCTCTTCTGGAATCTCCGGATGCAGTACAGAGACCGGGAGCACCTCAAAGAGATTCAGCGCCTCAATGAAGAGCACCTCCGCTCCATCAGTAAACTTCGGGATGATCACCTGAACAGCCTCAACAAGGCGATGGAAGACATCAAGAGCATCATGAGCAAGAAGTAGCCATTACAGAGGCTGTTCACGAGCAGCTTCGATAATGGTTAAAGGAGAATGTCATGGCATCTAAAGACGAAACGCTAACCACTGAGTGGAAGCAGATTACCGATGGCACTCAAAGTGTTTCTATCCAGGTAATAAGCGGTACCGCCTGGTTCCGCGACTCCCCAACTAAGCCTCCCGGCAACATTCAGGGCCATCCGGTTTCATCACCAAAATGGCTAGGCGTAACCCCTCCTCAGCAGATGTGGGGACGATCATCAGGCGGCGAAGCGAAAATAATCATCACGTGAGGCGACTATGGGACTCTTTCCGCAAGACGGCTTCTCTCCACCGCAGCGTGTAATGACAGACAAGGTGACCACTACCGAGCTTGAGATCGGCAAGGTGGTAACTAACCAGCCAGATCAGGGCGCAGGCGCGTCTATTACTGGCGATGCACCGAAGCAGAAACTAAACCTCGCCATCCCTAAAGGCGCAGACGGACAGTCTCCATCCCCTAACGCTTTGTCTATTGGGACAGTAATCACAGGGCAGCCTGCCACCCAGGCAGCAGCAAGCGTAACTGGTGAAGCTCCGAGTCAAATTCTCAACCTAACCATCCCCCAAGGCGCTACAGGCCCTGTTGGCCCGCAAGGCCCTACCGGACCACAGGGTGCAGCCGGTGCGCAAGGGCCAAAAGGCGATAAGGGTGATACTGGTTCTACAGGTCCCCAGGGGGCTACGGGACCTCAAGGCCCGGCAGGAACAAATGCGACGCCAGTCTATTTTGAAACGGTATCCGGGAAGGTTGTCACGGCTGGCACTGCTGTTTCTATCGTCTTTGCAAAGAAATACACCTCGCCGCCCCAGGTTAAGCCGGACCCAATCTGGAACGGAAACCAAATGGTCATCGGACAGGCTTCGGATATCACCGCAACTGGCTGCAAAGTCATAGTAAAACAATCCGTCGGAACGCTGTTATTAAACGGAAGCCCTTACGCAGACGCACCGGCAAACACTAATTTCAGCATGTTCGTTATCGGAAGCTAAGAGGAAACAACGATGTCCATCAAACGTTACCAGTTGCCGCTGTACAAAGGCAAAGACCATCAAGTCCGCGCTCTGAAGATTAAAGAAATCCATCAGGATCCGGACGGCGCTGCATATCTCACTCCGGAAGACGAATCCTACCCGCAGTTTCAGGTGTCGGCTGAGTTCATGAGCCAGAACAAGCCGAAAGAGGGCGGCTACTACGTAGAGTCGGTTGACGGCCAGCCGTACTACGTCGAAGCGAAAGACTTCACCAAAGAGTATTCACTGCTGAAGTGATCATTACAGAGCATCTCAAGGGGTGCTCGATAATGATAATGGAGAAATAAGATGGCAGAACTCACAGAGCAACAAGAGCGATTCTGTCAGGAGTACGTTGTTGATCTCAATGGCACTCAGGCAGCAAGCAGGGCAGGGTACAGTGAAAAGTCATGTCGCCAGATAGCTAGCGAAAACTTGTCAAAGCCGTACATCCGCGATCGCATATCCGAATTAGCTAAAGAGCGTAACGCCGCGGTAGGACTTAGCGCAGAGTTTGTGATCGAAGGTGTGATTAAAAATATCCGTCGGTGCGAGCAGGCTGAGCAGGTTTACGACAAACGCGGCGAGCCGGTAATGGTTGAAGGACCTGATGGCATCATGTCGCCAGTCTACAAGTACGACGCAAATGCAGCACTGAAAGGCTACGAACTGCTTGGTAAGCACCTGAAGCTGTTCACTGACAAAGTAGAGCACTCAGGCACCATCGAAACCATGTCAGACGAAGAACTGAACGCAAAACTCGCGAGGCTTGTAAATGCACAATCTGAATCGCGAGGAGAAGCTTGAGTTAATCCGTCTGCTGGAAGAGAAAGCCCGCCGCGCTGAGGTGTACCGGTACCGGAATTATTTCGAAACTCGTTACCCATGGCAGCGCAAATTCATATCTAAGACCGCAGAGTTCAGGCAATGCGCACTCATCGCTGCTAACCGTGTAGGCAAGACTGACACGGCAACGTACATCGATGCCATCCATCTGCTTGGTGAGTACCCGGAAGGCTGGGAAGGGCACAGGTTCGACCATGCGCCGCTAATGTGGTGCCTTGGTTATTCTGGCGAGAAGTGCCGAGACCTGTTGCAGGCTGCAATCCTTGGCAAGAAGGTTAACGGTGAGTTCAGTGGCGGACTCATACCTGCAGATCGCATCGTATCTACTGAGCCAATGACTGGCACACCAAACGCCGTACGCTCAGCTTACATCCGGCATAGCAGCGGCGACCTCAGTAAAGTGCAATTCTGGTCTTACACACAGGGGCAGCACGCCCTGATGGGGGATGACATCGACTGGTTCCACATCGATGAAGAGCCAGAAGACCAGACGATCTATCCTCAGGTTCTTACCCGTACCGCCACAGGCGATAAAGGCCGAGGCGGGCGTGGTATTCTGACGTTTACCCCGGAGAACGGACGCACAGAGCTAGTTATCAAGCTATTAGACGACCCTGCCGACTCGCAATTTTGCATGAACGTTGGATGGGATGACGCGCCGCACCTTACCGAAGAGACCAAGCGTAGCCTCCTGGAATCATACCCGCCCCATCAGCGCGATATGCGTACGAAGGGCATACCAATGCTCGGGCAGGGGCGGATATTTGACTTCAGCGAAGATCGGATCACCTGCGAGCCATTCCCGATACCGAAGCATTACATGGTTATCGACGGCATGGACTTCGGCTGGGACCACCCGCAAAGCCGCGTGCAACTTGCTATCGACATGGACAGCGAGACCTTCTACGTCACCAAAGCCTGGAAGGCCAGCAAGACTTCTCCTGCTGAAGCGTGGGGCGCTACTAAGGCATGGGCTAATCGTGTGCCTACCTCATGGCCCCAGGATGGCCTACAGACGGAGAAAGGTAGCGGACTGCAGCAGAAGTCCTACTATGCCGACGCTGGCTTCCTGATGCTTCCTGATGCTTCCTGAGCCTGCTCAGTGGCCTGACGGTTCAAGGTCAGTTGAGGCCGGACTATTTGAGCTTCACGACCTGATGAGTTCAGGTCGATTCAAAGTGTTTGCCGGTCTGCGTGACTGGTTCGAAGAATTCAACTTCTATCATCGTGACGACAAGGGGCGCATCGTGAAGACCCGTGATGACCTCCTCGACGCTACTCGTTATGCCTACATGATGCGGCGATTTGCCAAGCGCTACGGCGATATTGGCATCGTTAAAGAAAAAGTAATACCTGCACCAATTCGCCCAATCCCCCGGAGTAGATAAATGGCCGATACCAATGAGAAATTGCAGACCATTCTCCGGAAGTTTGACCGGGACTGGTCGGCAAGCGACGAGGCCAGGACAGAGGCAAGCAACGACCTATTCTTCTCCCGAGTTTCACAATGGGATGACTGGCTGAGCGACTACACAACGCTTCAGTATCGCGGACAGTTCGACGTTGTTAAGCCGAAGGTTCGCAAGCTCGTTGCTGAGATGCGTAAGAATCCAGTAGATGTGCTGTATAAGCCGAAAGACGGAGCCAGCCCTGACGCTGCTGACATCCTGATGGGGATGTACCGCACAGATATGCGCCATAACACTGCGAAGATCGCTGTCAACGTCGCAGTGCGTGAGCAGATAGAGGCGGGCGTTGGTGCCTGGCGCCTGATTACGGAGTACGAAGACCAGAACCCTACCAGCAATAACCAGATTATCCGGCGTGTTCCGATTCACGAGGCGTGTTCTCATGTAGTGTGGGACAGCAACGCCAAGCAGCTAGACAAGAGCGATGCGCTGCACTGCACGATCATCAGCGCGATGAGTAAAGACGGCTGGGATGCATTTGCTGAAGAGCATGGTCTTGACGCCGATGACTATCCGACCTTTCAGTCTCCTTCCTCCAACTGGATATTCCCCTGGGCAACCAGCGAGACATTCTATGTCGGCGAATACTACGAGGTGGAGGAGAAGAAAGAGACGGTATATATCTATCAGGATCCGCTGACAGGTGAGCCGGTTAGCTACTTCAAAGCCGATATCAAAGACGTTATCGATGAGCTGGCTGAAAAGGGCATGGAGAAGATTGGCGAGCGCAAGGTTAAGCGCCGCCGGGTCTACAAAAGCCTCATCACCATGACCGAAATCCTTAAAGACCGTGAGCGCATTGCTGGCGAGCATATCCCTGTTGTGCCAGTGTATGGCGAGTGGGCGTTTGCTGGCGACAAGGAAGTTTACGAGGGCATTGTACGTGGCACCAAAGACGGCCAGCGCCTGCGTAACATGATTATGTCGTTCAATGCTGACATTGTGGCAGAGAAGCCGCAGAAAGTGCCTTACTTCTATCCTGAGCAGGTGGCAGGGTATGAGCAAATGCACGATAGCGGCAATGCGTATCGATACAAGTTGCTGAATCGTACTGATGAGAACGGTAACGACCTGCCGCCTAATCCGATATATGTAGACCAGCCTGTGCAGGTCCCTCAGGCTAATGCCTACATGCTGGAAGCGGCCACCAATGCCGTTGAGCTAACATCCAGTGTTGGCCTTGATGCGAATGACATCGGCGGTCAGCAGGTAGCTTTCGAAACGGTCAACCAGATCAACATGCGTGCCGACCTGGACACCTATGTGTTTCAGGACAACCTTGCTACGGCTATGCGTCGTGACGGCGAGATTTACGCTGCGATGGTCAGTGATATCTACGACGTGCCGCGCAATGTCACCATGACGCTGGAAGACGGCAGCGAGAAGGAGGTTCAGCTCTATTCACAGGAGCTAGACCTCCAGACCGGCACAGTCGTTACGCTGAACGATATCCGTGGCCGCTATGAGTGCTATACCGATGTTGGGCCGTCGTTCCAGTCGATGAAAGAGCAGAACCGTGCTGAAATTCTGGAGTTACTCAGCAAGACAGATCCACAGGTAGACCCAGCAGAATACCAGTTGTTAAAACTTCAGTACTACTCGCTGCTTGATGGCAAGGGTGTTGAGCTGCTTAGAGACTATGCGAATAAGCAACTGGTAATACTTGGTGCTAAGGATCCGGAGACGCCTGAAGAAGAGCGGTGGGTTGCTGAGGCGCAGCAGCAACAGCAGCAACCTAATCCAGAGATGCTAGTTGCCCAAGGCCAGTACATGGCAGGACAGGCAGAGCTAATCAAAGCACAGAACGAGGACAAGAAGATCGCAGTTGAAGCGGCCAAGGTTGAAGCCCAGAACCAGTTGGCAGCAGCTAAGATTGCCGAAATCCTCAACGGCGTTGACCTGGATAAGCAGAAGGAATTCCGCCAGGCGCTCGAAACCATCTCCAAATTCCAGCAACAGAGCAGCAATGATGCACGCGCTAATGCTGAGTTAATCCTTAAGGGCAACAGTCAGGCGCACACCCAGCGCATGGACGTTGCCAGCATCCTGCAATCGCAGAGACAAACTTCACCCTCCGGCGGCGTAGCCGAGACACCTCAATAAGAGAGAGTTAATCATGACCGACACCACCGAAATTCAGGTAACTGAAGACTCACCCGTGCACGTCGATAATGCGGCGGCATCCGCAGTCGATACAGCGTCACATGCCAGTGATGATGGTGCGCACGATGAGGGCTTCGAGATTGTCCTGAAGGACGATGAGACCAAACCTAAGCAGGATCCGGCAGTCAATGCGCAATTTGCACAGCGCCGCCTTGAGCGCAAGCGTCAGCGTGAGCTTGAGCAGCGGGCAGAGGCCGTGCAGCGCGGAGAAATTCCGGAAGACCTGCGGGTAAACCCTGAGTTACCTCCTCAACCCAACGCCAGTGAATATTTCTCTGATGAAGCTCTGGAGAAGTATGGATGGGACACCAATCGCGCACAGGCTGCATTCACGCAGGCTAATAACGAATGGCTGCTCAAGGCGCAGGATGCGCGCAGCAATGCAGTAGCAGAGCAGGGACGCAAGACTCAGGAGTTTACCCGACATTCAGCACAAATCGTTGAGGCAGTACGTAAGCACTATGATACGGCAGAGAAATTAAACCTGCCTGATTATCAGGAGAAAGAGGAAGTGTTCCGCCAGGCTGTCCCGCCAGATGTGGACACAACCATTATGGACCTCTTCCCTGAGAAGTCGGCAGCGATCATCTATCACCTGGGTTCAAACCCGGAGAAATTACGCCGCATCTTAGCGCTGGACGGTCAGCGTGCGCTCATCGAACTTACCAGGTTATCTGAACAATTAACTCTCAAGCCTCGTGCTAATGCGAGATCTAACGCCCCTCAGGCAGATGAGCCTGTGCAGGGAAGTGTTGCCGCCGCGAACGTATCAGCCATTCAGAAGAAGATGGATGAAGCAGCGAAGAAAGGCGACACGGATGCTTATCGCAAGTACAAGGCTCAGCTTAAAGGAATCAAATAATGGCTCTTAATGAAGGTCAGATGGTAACTCTCGCAGTAGACGAGGTTATCGAAACAATGCAGAACATGATGCCGATGGTTGGCAAAGTCAGTAAATACTCGCCGCCGGGCCGTGAAATGCAGCGTGGTGACAACACGATCTGGATGCCTGTCGAGCAGGAAGCACCAACTCAGCGCGGCTGGGACCTGACCGACAAGGAAACCGATCTGCTGGAGTTGAACGTAAAAGTGACGCTCGACGACCCGGACAACGACTTCTTCGACATTCGCGCCGATGATGTTCGTGACGAAACCACTTATCGTCGCCGCATTGCCGCTTCCGCTAAGAAGCTGGCAAACAACGTTGAGAAAGAGATCGCTAACACAGCGGCAGAGATGGGGTCGCTGGTTGTTACCAGCACCGGGCCAATCGGCAATGCCAACACTGGCTGGGACTTCATCTCTGAAGCAGAATCACTAATGTTCTCCCGTGAGCTTAACCGCGACGCTGGGCTGAGCTTCTTCTTTAACGCCAATGACTACCGTGGCGCAGGTCGCGATCTGGCTGGAAAGGACTTCTACGGCCGCATTCAGGATGATGCCTATACCAAAGGCGTCATTCAGAAGCAGGTTGCTGGCTTCAATGATGTTCTGCGCTCGCCTAAACTTCCTACTCTGTTTGGCTCCACCGCTACCGGCGTTACCGTTTCAGGTGCGCAGAAGTTCAAGCCGCAGTCATGGCGCCTCAACGAAGACGCTTCCCGTGAAAACGTGGATAACCGCTTCGCTACGGTGAATGTTAGCTCCGGCACTGGCTTTAAGCGCGGCGATAAGATCTCCTTCGCTGGCGTCAAGTTCCTGGCGCAGATGGCGAAGAACGTTCTGGTACAGGACGCGACATTCTCCGTCGTAGCCGTGAACGGCAATGCTATCACCATAACGCCGAAGCCGATCGCACTGGACGACACCTCGCTGACCGCTGCTGAGCGTGCCTATGCGAACGTTAATACCTCGCTGGCAGCCGGTGCGGCAATCAACGTGCTGAACACCGACACCGCGCCGACCAACGTGTTCTGGGCTGATGACTCTATCCGCCTGGTATCGCAGCCGATCCCGCTGAACCATAACCTCTTTGCTGGCATGAAGTCCGAGGCGTTCAGCATTCCGGGTACCGGCCTGAACGGCGTTATCGCCTTCCAGGGTGATATCTCCACCTTCAGCGGGAAGTGCCGTATCGCGCTGTGGTACAAGTCTACCGCTGTGCGACCGGAAGCTATCGGTGTTGGTTTGGCGAATCAGGATGTAGCAACCGCCATTGAAGGCTGATGATAAGGGGCTTCGGCCCCTTTCTTACTGGAGAAAGTCATGAGCACAATGCTTTACAAAGAAGGCAAGGGAACGCGCATCTGGGGCAAGCAGTACAAAACCATCGTCGTGAAAGATGATGAAGTTCAGGAGCATCTTGCTGATGGCTGGCACAAGCACCCTGACGATGTTCATGCCCAGAAGGCTGAGCAGACCAAAATCAAGCGCACCCGTAAGACCAACGCCGAAGCGGCTGAAGAGGTAGATGATGGACATGTCGACGAAGGGCGATCTAGTTCTGGCGGCGCTTCGGAAGCTGGGAATAGCGTCTGATGCAACCCTAACCGATGTAGAGCCGCAGTCAGTCGAAGATGCTGTTAATGACCTCGAAATGATGATGGCGGAGTGGTATCAGGACGGCGCAGGCATTATCACCGGTTACGTTTTCTCCTCTGATGAAAATCCCCCGGCGACCGGTGACGAGCACGGCATGCGATCATCAAAAGTGAGCGCAGTCGTTTTCAATCTAGCCGTGAGAATTGCCCCTGATTATGCAGTCGAGCCATCAGCCAAAATAGTGATGAGCGCCCGGAATGGCAAGGAGTTGCTCTACAAATCCACCGCACTGACCCGGGCAGAAAGCTCAGGCCGCATCTGTTACCCCAATCGCATGCCAGTAGGTTCCGGAAATCGCGGCGCTACGCTGAGTAATATCAACTTCTACCACAGACGGGAAAAGAAAGATGCCGATAGTTCAACTCCCTCTGATGAAGGGTAATGCAAAAGACAGGTTTAGCGCTGACTATGTCGATTACCTTCCGGTGAACATGCTGGCTACGCCAAAAGAGATTCTGGATAGCAATGGGTATCTGCGGTCGTTTCCAGGGATCCAGTTGAGAACCTTTGTGGACGGCGCTTCAAGAGGGGTTAAATACAACACCACTCAGGACGCCGTCTACAGGGTGTGCGGTAATCGGTTATACCGGGCTGGCTATGAAGTTGCTCCTGTGTCAGGGACGGGCAGGGTAAGCATGGCTCACTCACGCGTAAGCCACGCGGTCATTATCGAGGGTCGTGTTACACAGTTTAAGTATGACGGTGGCGTGTCAGTAATAGATAACTGGCCCGAGTCATCAGGTTACGCCAGGTACGATATTGGCTCTGCAAGCGATATCGTAAGAGTCAGAGGCCGATATATTTGGGCAAAAAAAGGGTCTGATTCGTTCTTTATCTCTGACCTTGAAGATGAGACTAAGCCAGATCGCTATAGTGCTGAATACCGAGCGGAGTCTCAGTCAGATGGCATAGTTGGTCTGGATGTATGGCGGGACTTTGTGGTCTGCTTTGGCACAAACACTACGGAGTTTTTCGCACTGACGGGAAATAGTGGCGCTGGCGCTGCTGTGTATGTCAACAATCCGGCGTATTTCGTGCCCAAAGGAATAGCGGGGACGTACTGCAAGTGCAGTTTCATGGACGACTTTGCAATAATCAGCCATCCCGCCACTGGCTCACCTTCTATTTATCTGATGGGGAGCGGGCAGGTAAAAACCATCGCAACAGCAACGGTAGAGAAAATTCTCCGCAGCTACTCTCTTTCTGAGTTATCCCGGGGTGTACTTGAACCATTAAGGTTTGACTCTCACGAGTTGTTGATGGTTCACCTTCCAAGGCATGTGCTTATTTTTGATGCCTCAGCCAGCCAGAACGGGCCACAATGGACGATTTTGAAGACGGGCCTCAATGACGACGTTTACAGGGCTATTGATTTCGCTTACGAGGGGAATGACATCTCGTGTGGTGATAAATCATCTCCGTATGTTGGGCAGGTTAACTTTAACCTGTCCAGTCAGTACGACGTACCACAGGAGCATTTGCTCTACACGCCCATGTTCAAGGCAGATAACGCACGGGTGTTTGACCTCGAATTAGAGGCGGTGACCGGCGCGGCACAGATGGCGCAAAAAATATTTATCTCTGCAACCGCCGACGGAGTTACCCATGGAGAAGAGAAGTTGCTCCACTGGGATAAGCCCTTCCGATATGACAGGAGAGTCATCTGGAAGCGGGTGGGCAGGATCAGGAAAAATATCGCTTTCAAGATACGGGTCATAACTAATACGCCGGTGACTCTGTCGGGGTGCCAGGTGAGGGTTGAGTAATGGCTGACGACTCCCTTAAAAACCCTGTTAGTTTGAATGCCGCAAATCTTTCTGCCGCATCGCTTCCTTCGGGCCTTTCACGGGCATATGAGATCCACATCCTTACTCAGTCGCAGGACTTGACTGGCGTTGCAGAGAAAGCAAATCAGGCAGGTTTAGGCGCCTACGATGCTCAGGTAAAAAACGATGAGCAGGATGAGCAACTGGATGATCACGAAGGCAGGATATCAGCTAACACCAGTGCAATTGCATTGGTTGAGGTCAGGGTTACAACAGCTGAAGGAAAGATTGTAACACTCCGTAGCGATGTCGATTTCCTGCTTGATGAGGTGATCAACATTCAGTCGGCAGTCGCAGCAGCGGAAAATGACATAGACAACCTTCAGACTGACTATGTATCTAAGAAAGCAACAGCCATTCAGTCAATATCATCGCCAGTCTCAGTGACGACGTCGCTGTCTGTGAACGGGACAAAGGTCGTCGGCGCTCGCCAGACAGGATGGACTCCGGCAACAGGATCCGCACTTCTTGCCTCTTTTAATGCCAGCCAGACCTACAGCGCCAGCGCCACCTACAGCCAGGCAGAGATTAACGCTATCGCTACGGGGCTTGTTCAGGCGAGGCAGCGAATTAAGGCACTTGAGGACATGGCCAGGGCGCACGGACTAATCAACTAATGACCAGCATAGACAAAGTTACTGGATCACAGCTTATGAGGCTGTGGGGAGTGCCGTCGTGGCCTGAAACAGAAGGTGATTACCTGCTGTGGAATGGTGTTGCCATATTTGTGTGTCTTGATTTTGGCGAGAGGGTGGATTTGCACATGGCGATGAAGCCCGGAGAGCGGCACAGATGCAGAGAGGCTGTGCGCGACATTCTGGGTCTAATTGGTAACCGGGAAATACACGCCCCCGTGCGAATCGAGCACAAGCATGTGTGCAACCTGGCGCGTAAGTTTGGTTTCTCCGAACGATGGCGCGGTGTTGTCGAATATATTGACAACACGAGCGGCGAATTAATTTTGATGACGAGGTGCGCTACATGAGCGGCATTGCTAAAGGTATTGGTAACGTTGTGGGTAGTGTGGTTGGTGGCATTACCGGTTCTAACAAGGCTGCTGATGCACAGGTTAGCGCCGCCAAAGACTCCAACCAGATGGCCTGGAATATTTACCAGGATCAGAAACAAACAAACCAGCCATTTCTTAGTGCTGGACTCAGCGGCCTGACAGGATTAACCGGCATTGCTGGGCAACCAATAAACCGCAGTCAACTATTAACTGATTATTACAGCTCCCCTGAATATCAACTAATGAGCGACCAGGCTCGTTATCAGGCGTTAAATGCTGCCGAAGCAACTGGTGGACTAGGATCTACTTCGACGGCCAATAATCTGGCAGCAATTGCTCCGCAGCTTGGGCAGAATTACCTGTCAATGATGACAGACCAGCAGAATAACATGTATGGGCAGCTTCTCGGACTCACCAACGTTGGCCTTTCCGCTGCAGGCGCTAATAACGCGGCGGCTGGTAACTACTCCAACGCTTACGGACAAAACATGGGGCAGATAGGTGCGGCTCGTGCAGGCCAGGCCGTGGCTGGATTCAATACACTGGCCAATGGTGCGGCAGCATACTTCACTGGCGGAAAAAGCTTAATCGGTGGTGGCGGAGGTCTTTACTAATGGCGGATCCAATTGATTACACGTCAGGACTGAATCAGTCAATAATGACCGGTGCCAGGCTTGGAAGTCTGATGGGGCTGTATAAGCAGCAAGAAATTGAGAGCCAAAAAGCTCTGAGGCAAGAGGCACTGGCACAGCAGTTTCAAAGAGACTGGGGTGAGTCTTTTGGAGATCCGCAAAAGATGTCGGCTCTTGTTGCGAAATACCCAGGTCAAATAGATGCCATTAAACAAGGAATAGGCTTTCAGGATGAGCAGCATCAGTTAGCTCTGGGTAATGCAGCACGAGATCTGCGAATTGCCATGGCATCAGGCAATCCGCAGGCCATTGGTGCGGCCGCATCCCGCAACGCTGGCGTGCTCGGCACCATCAATTCATCTCCAGAGGAAATCCTGCAACAGTATCAGCAAGATCCTCAGGCTCTGGCTAGCATTGTAGATGCGGTAGGGCTTAGCGCTCTTGGTCCGAAAGATTACTATGGGGTTCAGAACGACCGGGCGCAACGCGCCAACGATCAGGAGACTCTCGCGGAGCGCATCCGCAGTAATCAGGCTGGAGAGGCTCTACAAGCCAGAGGGCAGGATATTCAGGTCAGGGGGCAAAATATATCTGCTCAGAACGCCAAGTTATCGGCAAGCGGAGCAACCAGTGACATGAAAAACTTTTCCGCATACTCCAGCTTGCTTAAAACAGATCCTGAGGCAGCCGCGCTCTTTGCTCAGGTGGCAGGAATTAATACTGGAGTAGGGGCAGGGAATAGACAGGTGCAGCTGTCTGACGGAAGGACAGTGTCGATAGGTGGGAAGTTGCATGGCGCGGGAGCGAATGCTTTCTATGAGGGGCGGGATAACAATGGAAACACTGTTCGCGTTCCGGCAAACGCAATAGCCTCGCCTGCAACATCGGCTGCTACAGCTCAGAATTATGCTATGAAGAAAGACATAGACACCATCGAAGCGGCCAGTCCAGATGATTTGAACTTCATCACCGGTGTGACTGGTGGTAATGGCACTCCTGCGCTAGGGGCCGACGTCAGAAGCAGAATCAGTGGTAAAGAGCAGAGGCAGATTTATAACGCGACGCAGCGTATTCAAGGACGAATGCAAAATCAGGGTATTGCGGCTGCGCGTGATATGGGGGCAAGTGGTATCAACACTGTAGCTGAAGCAAAAATGTATTTTCAGGGCATGCCACAAATTGATTTTTCTAGCCCGGAGTCAGCACAGCAATCAGTTAAAGACATCAAGACCTACACAGACAATTACAACCAGCAGTATAACGTCAATGTTGGTACGAGTCGCCAGCCAGTCAACCAGCAAAGCGCTCAACAATCAGCGGGTGGCATTCATACGTCTAAATCAGGAATCACATTCACGGTGAAATGATGGAAGTTACAGCTAACGGCAAAACGTTCAGTTTCCCTGACGGCACCAGCACTGAAGATATTGGTGCTGCGATTGATGAGTATTTCGCTGGACAGTCAAATCCTGAGCCAACAGCGACAACGCAGCAGAATCAGCCCGCGACGACAACACAAGAGCAATCAGAGCCATCTTTAGCACAGCAGGCTGCCGACTGGATCACTGGCGGGCAGAGCATTGGTCAGGCCGCAGAGCAGGCGGGTAGGGGGCTGGTAAATATCCCGTTCGATGTTTTACAGGGCGGTGCCAGCCTAATCAATGCGATCAGTCAGGGCCTTGGCGGGCCGCGAGTGCTTGACGATGTATACCGTCCGGTTGATCGCCCGTCAGATCATTATGCGCAGGCTGGAGAGGCAGTTGGTGGTTATCTAATTCCAGGCGCCGGTGTTGCTGGTAGCATGGCTTTAGGTTCGTTGGCAGAGGCAGCAAATCAGCAAGGTGATTTTGCCCAGAACGCAGCAACAAATGCGGCGGTAAACCTGGGTGCTCAGGGTGTACTTTCCGGTACAGCTAAGGCTATAGGCCGTGGCGTAACGGCTGTACGTGGAGAGATTGCACCGGAGGCTCAGCAGGCCATAAATTTTGCTGAAAAAAACAATGCACCTTTGTTGACCACTGACGTAGCACCCCCAGGTACATTCACTGGAAACTCAGCGCGGGCATTAGGGGAGAAAATCCCAGTTACAGGTACTGGAGCTTTGCGGCGCGGACAGCAGGAAGCAAGGAATGAAATAGTCCAGCGCTATGCGCAGCAGTTTGACTCGCCGGCACCTGAAGAAATTGTTCAGAGCTTACAGAGGCAGACGAGCAAGGTTAAACAGGCTGCCGGTGGGCGATTATCTTTGGTAAATGACGCCATGCAGTCCGCAGGTACTATAAATCCCACACAAGCTATTTCAGCAATCGACACTGAGATAAACAGGCTTTCACGGCTGGGCGGTGCGGCTGACACGCAGACCATTTCCAAGCTTGAAACCTACAGGGATGAACTGAATAAAGGTGCGGATTTTGGCTTGTTGAGAGATTTGCGTACCCAGTTCAGACAGGACGTAAAAGGTGATCGGACTGTATGGCCTAATCAGTCGCAGGCTGCTGTTAACAGAGTTTACTCTGCATTAACCAATGATGTGAACCAAGCTGTATCCGACACTCTCGGGGCGAAAATGGCGAGCAGGTATAAACAGGCAAATGCTGTATACGCCAATGAAGCGCAAATGGTTAACAACACACGCCTAAAAAATGTCCTGCAGAAGGGAGACCTGACGCCTGAGGTTGTCAATAACCTTTTGTTTAGCAACAAGCAAAGCGAAGTCAGGCAGCTATACAACTCCCTTGATAGCAAGGGGAGAGGAGCTGCCAGGGCGTCAGTCATTGGAAAGGCATATGAAAAGTCGGGAGGGAGTCCTGACAAGTTCCTCAATGAAGTTAACCGGCTTTCATCGCAGACGGGAATTTTGTTCAAAGGAGAGGAAAGGCAATACCTGCAAGGCCTGACAAAATATCTTGACCAGACAAGACACGCATCACGTGCCGGGGCGGTAACACCGACAGGACAGGAGTTGTTCCAGATCGCCGTCCCTGCAGGTGTGGCAACGGATGTTCTTGGTACTGGCGGGGTGGGGACAGCAGCAGGGTTAAGCTACGGTGCCGTGGCGCGGTTTTATGAAAGTAAGCCAATCAGGAATGCGATTTTGAGATTGGCTAACACTAAACCAGGCACGCCACAATATGAAAAGGCGCTAAGTCAGGCGGCTTTAATTGTAAGGCCATTTGTTGCAAATCATACAGAAAGTACGAATTGATTCACTTGGTGAAATATATTTTGTTATCGCAACTAAGAGAATTTATTTTACCACTTTCATTGATAGACGCAGATGCGCTTTCACAAGCTTCCCCAGCTTGATTAAAGAAAGAAATGGAAGAGTATTGCGAAGTGGAGTACACGCCTATCTTGCCTGAAACCTTTATTATGGCGTGGTTGTCTGTATCCCCAACAAACCAAAGCATTGCCATCTCCTTAGTCCCGAACTCATCCCGGTAAAGCATTGTAGGGACATGAGTTCTAGTAAACTCCATTGCTTTAGGGATAAGAATATCCTCGCGCTCTTTCTTTATTTTGTATGCCTGATACGCGCCGAATCCAAGCCATGCCACACCCATAGCCGAAACGACCAAGGCAATCACAAAGAGGTACTTCAGCACCTTTTTAATGTCATTGTAAGCATTTTCACCGAAGCTCTTTGATTTATCCAATTTCTACTCCTTTGGGGTATGGACGAATATAAAGCTGAAACCAAAACCTATCCAGCCCTGGCAGCCGCCGGGGCTTTTTTATGCCCGGAGTTTACAAATGGCAGATGTTACCGCAAACGCAGTTGTCAGTATGCCGAGCCAGCTATTTACCCTGGCGCGTTCGTTCAAGGCTAACGCCAATGGCAAGATTTATGTTGGTAAGATTGACACAGATCCATCCAACCCGGCAAACCAAATCCCTATTTATTTGGAGAGCGAATCTGGTGAAAACATCCAGGTGGCGCAGCCGATCCGGATTAACTCTGCTGGTTTCCCGGTATACAACGGTCAGATTGCCAACTTCCTGACTACCTCAAATTACAGCATGGCCGTTTACGATGCCTATGGAACTCAGCAGTTCTACTTTCCAAGGGTGACGGGTTCGTCAGGTGATTTGCTGGACTTCAAGGATCAACTGGCTTCTGCTGATGGCGTCAAGCTAGTCGGTAATGCCGTTGACAGGCGAGGTGACACGATGACCGGTGGATTGCGTGTGACCGGAAATGAAATAGCTAATTTAATCGTTGGTAACCTGCCCTTAGGTAATCCTGGGTCTGATGCTGTTCGTGATGGCGTTACTGTGGTTCGTCTGTTACAGAACTCACCAACTAACTGCCATGGCTTTGCAGATAAGACATTTATTGACACCGCTACAGACTACGGAGGGTACGGTGTATTTGATGCAACGCTAAACCTGAAAGGCGCGCATACGCATAACCACGTGTATAGCTTTCAGGACAGGACAACATATGCTGGCTCTGGCGTGCTGGAGTTAATGAAAGGCCTGATGTCTTCCCCCGTGCATCAGGGAACAGGACAAATCAACGACCGTGCGGGCGTCTATATTAACGACGTCCTCCTGCAGGGAACAGGAAATCTGCAGCAACAGAACGGCATTCTCATTGAGCATTTGCAGGCGGGAAAACAGGCCAACGTCGGTGTTCACATCAGGCAAATTACCGGACTGGCTTACTACGCACCTAATGGCGGTCGAATGTTCCAGAATGGCGTGGCCGGGTTCGGCGTTGATCCGAGTGTATCTAACTTTGCCATCAATTTCCGGGGAAGCGCCAGCAACCCTTTCTATGGGTTCGCCTCTACAGATGGCAACGGAATGGCCATCGGAGTTACTGGCGACACGAAAATGCAACTCGTTGCAGCAGGAGAAACGCGGCTTTTAGTTAAAACGGCTGCCACCTTCCAAAGGGCTGTGACGCCTGGCAATGACAACCTGACCCCCTGTGGCGACATGGTTAATCGCTGGAGCGTACTATTTGCTGGCACAGGAACTATTAACACCTCTGATGGCCGTGAGAAAACAGACCCTATCACCGTCGAAACCCTCTCTGGGTTGATGGGCCAGGACCCAGACGCCATTCTTGATGCTTGGGGTGATGTGTCGTTAATCGCTTTCCAGTGGCTGAACTCGATTCAGGAGAAAGGAGAGGATTCAGCTCGCTGGCACTTCGGGGTAATCGCTCAGCAGGTAAAAAAAGCGTTTGAAGAAAAAGGTCTCGACGGAACTCGCCTCGGCCTGCTCTGCCACGATGAGTGGGAAGATCAATTCGATATAGTGCCCGCGGAGGTCATTGAGCATGAACCGGAGTATTTAGATGCTCTTGATGGATCGCTGCAGCGCATTGTAACTAAAGATGCATGGACGGAAGTGGTCAAGCCTGAAAGCAAGATTCTCGTTACGCACGCAGGTGATCGCTGGGGCATCCGTTCAGATCAGTGCCTGTGGCTGGAGGCTGCTTATCAGCGCCGGGAGCGTCAACGGCTAGAGGATAGGGTTAGCAATCTGGAAAGGTTATTCGCGGACAAGTAG